GTAATATCTTCTTCAGTTGTTTTTGCTTGGTCGCTTCCTGCGGCTATATCTCCACCAGTTTCTATTGCTGATGAACCAAATGAAATAGCAGCACCCAATCCTTCTAAACCCAAACCAAAAGGTGTGAAAGAAGTTACAATACCAGCAACTTCTAATGCCGAACCAACAATATTACCAATATTACCTATTCGTTGTGCTGAATTAGATCCAAAATTACCTCTCTCAATATCTTTCACAACATCTAAACCACCACCAATACCAGCAAAAGCACCTTTAGCAAAACCAGCAGCACCCAACTCTTCGGCACTTTTAAAACCAACACTTTTTGCTACAGCACTAACACCTTCACCAACACTAGGTAATTCACCACTTGCTAATGATTGTGCTGCTCTTGATAATACTGCCGGTCCAAGACCTTCAGCACCTTCACCGGCTAATATTGCTGCCCCCCTTTCTGCTGCTCCTTCAGCAACATCAGCACTAGATTGTACTACCGGTCTTAAATCTTCACTGCTTTCAACACCTAATTTAAATGGTGATTTTGATACAATTGCTTTTGGCACTCCTTTTAACTTTTGTGCTGCCTTAACTACATCGTCTCTTGCTTCGGCACTTGCTATTAATTTACCACCCGAAGTAACAACAGAAGCCATATTTTTAACATTTATATCGGTTTGCTCTTCATTTTCAGCAGTTTTAGCATTATCTAACTGCTCCGCAAGAGAATTATTAAAATCTTGGGTCGCTTCATTTATCTCCCTTGCTTGTTGAGTTTGTGCGTTGGCTTGTGCTATACTTGCTCCCGACCCATACAAATCCATTTTATAATTATAGTTTATTTTTTATTTTTCATAAATTTAAAATAATTTATTTTCACCTTCGGCAATCTTGGTTTCAAATCTAATGTATGCGGATGCTGGGTTAGTTTGTAAATCAAGATATAAGAAACTATATGGAGCATCTTCAATTGCTTTCTTATATAACTCCATAAAAATATTTGGGAACATATCCCCATATTCTTCATTTAGTTTTTCTAACTCTTTCATATTCTGCTGCTTCATAATAATTACATCACTACTATTGTTTCGAATTAAACCACTAACAGCACGGAAAGATTGAGTTGTGAAAGCAAGTAAACCAATACCATAATGACGGAATCTTGTTGCGAGAAAACTAACGGCATTTGTCTTTTTAAAATCTTTAGTTAAAATATCATCTAAAATCATAGCAACTGTTGGTCTCTCAAAATCTTCATATTTCTTTTGGCTTTCAATTAAATCCGTAATCATCTCATCGGTATAATGATCTTCACAATCAAAATATTTATTCATTAATTTACCCTTGGGATCAGCATTAAGAGTGTTACTTATAATTTTCACTATATCAAACTTGTCTTTATACATATCGGGATTACATAATAAATTTACTAATAGATTGGACTTACCTTGTTTTACCGAACCAACAATTAATAAGAGTGATGGTGGTTGAGGTAAGTGAGGATGAATATCACTAAATCTATCATCGGGGTCGGGATCTTTCACTTTGAAAACCTTGGGCGGTGCTTTCTCCATTTATAAGTATAATATATATTTTTTTTATATTTTTAATTTATATAAATGAACCAACACTTTTACATCAATCTAGAACATAGAAAGGAAAGAGATTTAATTACAAGACAAGAACTCAAGAAACTTGGAATCAAGAAACCAAATAGATTTAATGCGATTACTCACGAAATACCATTAGTGGGTTGTGCGAGATCTCATATTGCTTGTTTAGAAAAAGCGAAAGAGTTGGGGTGGGATTATGTTATTATCTTTGAGGATGATCTTAAGATTGAAGGTAAAAATTCAATCATATCTAAATTCAATAAATTTATTAAATATGATTTTGATGTATTGTATCTTGGATGTTGGAATTATTTAAAACCACAACAAGTTGAAAGAGATTTAGCAAGAGTTATAAGAGCGAGTTGTTTTCACGCTTACATAGTGAAACAACATTATTATGATACTTTAATTGATAATCTTAAAGAAGGTATTGAATTAAAATTAAGTGAACCGGAAAATAGAAAATATAATAATGATGAATATATTGAATCATTACAAGCAAAAGATAGATGGTATTGTATCACTCCAATCCATATTACTCAACGAGATGGATGGAGTGATAATTTTCAAGAGTATAGACCTTTTAGTGAAAGAATCAAGAATATCCCACGATAGCTTTAATAAATTCACTTGTTTTCTCTTCAAATGATATATTAGTTGAATCGAGTTTCATATTCTCATCTTTAAACTTCTCTTTATCAATTGTATTCTTGCCGTGAACCACGGCAGTCATATTATACAATGGATTCGTGAGTGCTATGGTTTTTAATTTACAAGATTGAGTTATACCCAACCCCTCCGCTTTATTTGAATTTAAGAATCCACAAGTTTTATTATACCACGATTTAGTAAACATTAATGTTGCTTCGTGAATTAGTTTTTTATCGTCCCCACAATCTAAAGCATAGAAATCATCCTTGGTGTAAGGTGGATAAATAAAGATCATCTTATTACATCCAACGCAACCAGCATTATTGTTTTTTAGTGTTTCAAAAGAGTGAGAGATATATGTTGGCTCATATAAATCATCATCATCCATAAATACAACTAAATTGTTATTTGCGTTTTGAATAAGTCTATGTCTTTTTTCACCAATACTTAATCTTTTTTTATTTCGTATATACTTTAATTTTATGGGTTTAATTGCTGAACTAAATTCTTCATAGTTTTCAATTAAGGGAATATCTCCATCATCGTGGATGACAACTTGTAAGAGTTTATGGGGGTATTCTTGAATCAATAGATTTCTAAAAACGAAGGGTATAAAGTTACGTCGATTGTATGTTGGAATCAAGATTGAGATTTTAGGGAGATCACTCATTTATATTTATATTTAGATTTTATTTTTAATTTAACCCCACAACCAACCTTTTTGAATTTCTTTATCTTTCTTTTCTTGTAATTTAATATAATCCCTAATGATTGATATATCAGCTCTTATTGCTATTAAGTCCGTTTTGATTTTATTAATGTCTTTATTGACTTGGCGAATATCATTCTTCACCTTTTCAATTGGTTTAGTTTCAAATGGATTGCTATAATCGCTCATATATTTGTTAAAATATTATAATCCAAATTAAAAAATAAATAATTAAAAATGGATGCAATAACCCCGAGACCTTTACCGGAAAATATAGAGGAATGGAGCGACGAGATAGAGGAGTTATTGAGCGAATGGGGGGAGGTTAGTATGTGCTATGCTTACTTACATAATTATAGTACAAGGAAATATAAAAAGAAATATCAACATCTTCAAATACCAATTATCGTTTTATCAACTCTAACTGGTGTTGGTAATTTCGCAGTTGATAGTTACATCCCAGTTGATTATCAACACGGATTCACGGCAGTTGTTGGTGGTTTCAATATCTTCTGTGGAATCCTTGGAACTCTTGGATCATTCTTGAAATACGCTGAAACATTCGAAGGTCATAGAATCTCTGCTCTCGCTTGGTCTAAACTTGGAAGAGCAATTGAGATTGAATTATCTTTACACCATAAGAAAAGAAAATCTTGTCGGGATTTCTTGAAAGTGTGTCGTGCTGAATATGACAACTTATTAGAATCATCTCCCAATATTGATCTTGACATAATTCAAATGTTTAATAAGAAATTTAATGATAATTATCCGGATGTGAGAAAGCCCATTATATGTAATGGTCTAAAGGCTATTGTGCCGTATAAGAATCATCATACAACAATTGAAATTAAGGAGGAAGAACCACCGGTGAGAGAACCGGAACCGGAACCGGAAATGAATCCATAAGTGGTATAAATCTAATTATGTCAATTTTAGACATATTCATTTTAAAAAGACATCTTAAAATAATTTTCTTAGACACTTTTTTTGACGATATGTCAATTTTAGACATATTTAGATTAATGCTACTTTTATGATAAATAATAGAGAAATATAAAGAAGCAATTGATTTATAATAAAATAAAATAAAAAATAATAATCTATTGAAATTATTTTCTTGATTAATACTATAAAAGGATGAGTTTTATGCCGGAAGTTAAAATGGATTTCATACCCGATGATATGACTGATGATGAGAGTGAAGTTGCAGTTGAGGAAATTGAAGATTTCAATCCGGATAAGGATAAGACCCAAGAGGAGATTGAAGAAGATGAACCGCCGTCCCCTAAGAAAATACCCAAGGCGAAATCCAAGAGAGACGATATGAATGTTAATGACATATTCAATATGCCTCAATCGATAAGTCAAGTAATAGATCCAAATGTTAAATTAACCAAGAAGGGTAAACCTAGAAAGAAGCGACCCCCTATGACGGAGGAACACAAGGCGAAACTTGCTTTAGCACGAGAGAAAGCGATGGAAGCAAGAAAAAAGAAAGCCCAAGAGAAGAAGGAAACTAAAGCGTTGGAGATGGAAGAAAAGGAATTATTAAAGAAACAAAAAGTAAAAAGAGTGAAACAATTAAAAGAAGAAGTAGAAGATAATAAAGATATGTCTAAAATTGACATAATCAAGAAAGAACAAACATTTACTAAAAAAGATTTAGAAGAAGCACAACTCCAAGCAATTATGAATTATGAGAAGATCCGTAAATCAAGAAAGGCTGAGAAGCAAGAGAGACTAAAGAAAGAAGCGGAGCAAGAAGCACTAAAAGCACAACTACGGAGAGCAGTTGCTCCTCCTCAACAAGAATACAATCCCTTTCAAAATTGTTACTAAAAGTAGCATTAATCTAAATATGTCAATTTTAGACATATTGTCAAAAAAAGATGTCAAGAAAATAAATTCTATATGTCTTTTTAAAATGGATATGTCAATTTTAGACATAATTAGATTTATACCATTTTTATATGTTAGTTTAACTTAAACATTTTTTTATATGCTTTAATATTAGTATCTAATGCCGCCGATTGTCCCCATAGTATATAATAACTTAAATACCCCGCACTCATATAATCACCCTTCTCCAAATCTTTCTTATGACGATCTCTGTATTTACTTCTTCGTTTCTTGTCTTTGTGTTGGGTATAATCTTCATACCTACTATCACCAAATTGGGTCGTTTTTATCTTCTTACCTTCATCATCATAAAATATTGCTTTAAGTTTCTTATTCTTACCCGTGCCTTTCTCCACAACCATTTTTACCATATTGTATAGTATGATAAAATATAAAAATTTAAGTTAAAGAATTACTTTAAACTTTGAAATCCCTCATCATCGATTTCAACCTCATAATCGCTTTCACTACAAGCACTACCTTCACTATTACTTAAACTATCTCTCCTTGTAAACTTGGGGACATAATCTTCATCCACCGATACATTGTCCTTAAACTCTTGAATTAAATCCGGTCGTCCAAACATAGCCAAGACACTAACAATTTCATCATAAGCAACTTGATCCATTCTATACCTTAAAATAGAAAATTATTTTGAGTATTTAGCGAAAATATCCTCAATACTTAATTCTTGTTTAATATCTTCATCAATAGAATCAACTAATTCTTGATACGTCCATTCTTTCTTAAATTTAAAAGAAACAACAAGCCTATCATACCATTCATTACCCCATTCTCCGCCATATTCATCCCATTCGGGTTTTCCCTCATACCATAACTTGATTTCATCTTTCGTCCATTTTGATGTAACGCCCGAATAATCCATTTTATATATATGTAATATAATTTAAATTTTAATTTTAAATTTTATTTTTTCTTTTTATTTCCACCTTCAAGTATTTCTTCTATCAAGCCAACTGGTGTCCTTCTTATTTTTGTGATCTTATATATGACGGCACTTGTTTTATCCACATTAGCATATTCACCATCGCTGTCGTGTATAGATGTTGTAATATCAGCAATCATAGTTGGTTTAGTAACAGTAAATTCAATATCACTTGGATTACCCAAGAAATAATCACTTGCCCCCGAGTATTTATCAACTATACTAATAATGGGTAAATTAGCACCAGTAGGATTACCACCTATTGCTGTTGCTCCTTCTAAAATATTACTTCTTATTGTGTAATATGGTCTCAATACACTTTTTTGTAAATCAGTAGCGGTGATAGTTGTTGATTGAGTTAATATTGTTACTTCATTCTTTAATTCTAATACTTGGGCGTTTGTGGATGTAAAAGAAGTTCCACCAGCATAAAAAAACTCATCGTTAGTTCCATCGTGTAATGCTGTATAATTTGGGACGCAAGTTGGATAAGGTAAAGCATTATAATACATAACAGTTCCAAATTGATTTGTTACATAATTTTTAGTATCAGTTTGTACCACTTCAGCATTCGTAGTTGGTCTATATAATAAATTACTATTTTCATTATCAACTCTTTTAGTTAAAACATTTTGAGGTGAAGCCGGAGCATTCACGGCATAATAATCAAAACCTAAAATATCCCATAAATTATCCTCCCAATTGTCTTCATCAAATCCCCAATTATCGATATAAATACCTCCGTGACTATCAAATATTTTAAAAGGTTCTATATTTTGATTATTACCATTATATTTAATTGTATTATTTGTATTGGTTGCTATAAGATCTTTTGCTGTTTTTGGATAAGGTTGTGTTCTATATGCTTGGTAGTTTCTAAAGTATGGTTTAAATGTTGGTGAAAAACCAAATTGAGGAGGTCTTGGATTAATTTTATAAACTGTATTACCAGCTTCTTGATTTTTATCTGCTGGTTTAATTAATCTTTCTGTGCTTCTATTAGGAGGGCATAAACTCTCACTATTAACAAAATCACTAGGATTACCAGCACTTAATAGATTACCAACATTATTACCCGTATGAAATCTTGATAATTCAAATCTATTTGTTGTAGTAT